GGGGGGAAATGTGCCCGTTCGCCAAAACTGTGCGGCAGTTTAACCAGGAGCGGGAGCGGTTCCCGCTGCGGGAGCAGGAGTACCGATGCGCTCCGCACAATAAACCATAAGAGGAACAATAAAGGCACCGCCCGCCAGCGATGCCCTCCAACGAAAAGATTCAACATCCTCCCGCCGACTACTTTACCATTATATCACACAGAACGGAGGATGTCAACATGACTGCGCATGAGTATTTAAGCCTGTATCTGGCCCTGGAAAAAGACATCGAGCGTTGGGAACGCACTAGGGCCAAGCTATACAGGCTGGACAGCGAAGAATACCTTGATGGCGTCACGCGCGCCACATCAGTCCTCAGCCCTGCCCCCGGCAGTTCCTCCGTACAAGATAAAATCGCCGCCGCCGTCAGCCGGAAATGCGATCATGATTCCGGATGGGATATTGCGAATGTCAACGCGAAAATATCAGGCGCAAAAGATAAGATGCTTGAAGTTGCGTCTACAATTGATGCAGTCCCCTATAACATATGCCGCCAAGTACTTGACTTGAGGTATTTGCAGGGGGAAAGCATAAACGGCATTGCAGACAGCGTCACCGATCAGCCCAGCGCCAGCACTGTTCGCCGATGGATAAAGCAGGGCCTCAGCTGGATTGTCGCGCCGGAGGTTGATGGAATCTCGATGCACGTGAATCAAAATGGAACGTTTTGAAACGTTTTGGAACGTTTTGAAACAAATTGATCACGTTTGGAACGAATTGACGCGATTTGGCTATTGCATTTGCTGTTTCGGTCTGATATGATTATACTTGCAAAGATTGCACATGATCCCATTGGTGGCCGGGTACTACCAGGGCAAGAAGGAACGCTTGCCCGGACGCTGGGTTCAACTCCCAGATGGGATCCATGGCGGGGTAGTGCAGAGGTGGCGAGCCATGGTTTGTCCTGAAGGATGTGTGCGGCGTTCTTGATATCGTAAATCACAAGCAGGTTGCGGAACGATTGGACTCTGACGAGGTGGGTATATTTGATACCCCCCACCCGCAAAGCCCAGAAAAGATTCTTTCCGTGAAGTACATCAACGAATCTGGCCTCTATAGCGTAATCCTGCGAAGTGACAAACCAGAGGCTGCGAAGTTTCGCAAGTGGATCACATCCGAAGTTCTGCCCTCTATCCGCAAGCACGGGGCTTACATGACCCCGCAGACGCTTGCGCAGGCCCTCCAGAACCCGCGCGCAATGGCGCAGATACTTACCTCGCTCGCGGAGGAACAAGAGCGCAGGAAGGCCCTGGAGGCCCAGGTGGAGGCCGCAGCCCCGGCGGTGCTATTTGCCGGTTCGGTGAGCGCTTCCGAGGATTGCATCCTCATCCGCGAGATGGCGAAGATACTCAAGCAAAGCGGCGTGCAGACCGGCGAACGGCGCTTTTATGAATGGCTGCGCGTCAACGGGTATCTGATTAAGGCGCGTGGTGAGGACTACAACATGCCAACGCAGCGCTCAATGGAGCTGGGCCTATTCATGGTGAAGGAAAGGACCATCAATCTGCCGGACGGAACGCCGATGATCAAGCCCACCTCAATGGTCACGGGCAAAGGCCAGCAGTACTTTGTCAACAAATTCCTGGCGGCTCAGGCGGCCGAGAAGGCCGCATAACGCACAACAGAACAAGGAGCCCGCTTTGCTTCGGCATGGCGGGTTTACAATACATTCCTTCGCGGAGCCACTGGTGAGGTTACAGAAAAAGAAGTCGTTTATGGTATGCCGCTTGTATCTTTTGCCGTTCGGTCAGGCAAGGTGAAGCTCTTGCTTTAAGGCGTTTTGAAGGACAGCGGACACGTTGATTTTCGCCTTCGCTGCTTCGGCGTCCAGCCAGGCCGGAAGGGTACAATTGCGGCGCACCGAACGCATATCGTTCTGGCGGCGGTACTCGGCGAAGTCCACATCCACCAGGGTGACGGTCTCGTTCGCTTCGTGCGCCACATCGGCCAGCCTAGAGGGATGGGGTAAGGACTTTCCGTCGTCTTCCATGTCGATACCCAAAAGGCCGATGGCGTCCCGCGCCATATAGATGGCGTCCGGCACATCCTTGCCCTGGGTACCGGTATCGAAGTCGGGGAAATAAACAACGTATCCCTTCGCGGTTGGTGTGAGAATAATAGGGTATGCTTCTTTCAAGATCAATTCCTCCTTATGATTTATGCGGCGGGAGCGGGACTTATTTCAGCCCCCGCCGCTTGATGATGTCTTTCGCCAGTGGTTCGTCGATTTCCCTTTCGTGCGAGATCAATTCGTTTTCCTTGCCGTTTGTGTAGATGTCGTGGTTGCCGCCATGTCTCTTGAGGTACCAACCATTCTTCTCCAGGAGTTTAACCAAATCCCTGCGCTTCGTCTGCACCACCTCCTTGCTACGCTTATATTATACACACTTTATGCGCACCTGTCAAGTGCTTTTGTAGATATTTAAAAATTTATTTTTGAAACAGGAGCAGTCGGAAATGCCATACAAAGCAAAGAAGCCGTGCGGCCATCCGGGCTGCCCTGAGCTGGTCAGCGACAGATACTGCGAAGCGCACCGCAAAGAAGCACACACTAACTACAACAAGTATCTTCGTGACCCCGATACGGCCCGGCGCTACGGTACGCTGTGGCGGCGCGTCCGCACGGCATATATCCGTACACATCCGCTGTGCGAGTTGTGCGAGCAGCGGGGCAGACTTCGTCCTGCTGAAGAGGTTCACCACAAACTGCCCCTCGCGAATGGCGGCACGCACGACCGCGACAACCTGCAAGCGCTGTGCAAGTCGTGCCACTCCAGCATCACAGCGCGGGAGAGCGCAGGCTGGCATGGAGGTAAATGATTATGGGATGGCAACCAAAGACTATAGGCGAACGCATCAAAGAGATGCGCAAGGCCTGCCGCATGACACAAGGTGAAGTGGCCAAGGCGCTGGGCATCCGCAATACAAGTATATGCAACTGGGAGAATGGAGTTTGCGCTCCAGCATCTCCGACCATCATTGCGCTCGCCGCATTGTTCTCGTGTTCTGTGCGAGACCTGACGGGTATATCTTCACCGCCACCGTTCGAAGTACCGCGTCCGCCTGACTACAGACTTCTCAGCGAATACACGGACACTGAACTACTTGACGAACTGATTCGCCGCAGGTTCCCACAACAAATGCGACAATGATTCTGGTCCGCACAGGGGGGGTAAAAATTCCTGAAACTGTAAATTATTTGCGACGCCACAGGAGGAACATGCAAAAAAATCAAAATTCAAGAGGGGTATATACCCCTCTTAAATATTTATTTTCTTCCTTTTGGTGCTCTCTGAAAATCGGGAGAAATCAAAATATTTTTGATTTAATTCAAATTGAGGGGTGAAATCAATGCCGGCAGGCGGCGCAAGGCCGGGCGCTGGACGGCCCAGGAAATCAGTGCAGGATGCGGCGCTGGAGGGAAAGAGCGACATACAGATTCTTAGTTTCCCGGTTGCTGAAGGGCAGGATGTGGAGATGCCGGTGCCGGAATATATTCAGGATAACCAGGTGGCGCTCACCACATTGACCCAGGCGCGTGAGTGGCTGCGTGTGCGGAACTGCCTGAACCTCATCAACGCACAATTGCTCTTCGATTACGCTTGGAACCGGGCCATGCATGTGCAGTGCGAAACTGAACTGCATGGCGAGGGTGATCTGAATGGGAAAAGCGCGATGTGGGTATGCCATCCGACAACCGGCGCTCCTATGCTTTCTCCAATTGTCGCAGCGTCTCAGAACTATTTGAGAATGGCAAACACTATCTGGGGGCAGGTGCAGCGAGTCATTGCGGACAACTGTACATCTGCATATGATGCGCGGACCGCAAATGACCCTCTGGAAATCATGCTCTCTGGAATGGTAGGTGTAAAAAATGCCAAGGGCTAAGGCGTGGAAGTATAAGCCGACACGGTTCATGGCGCCGGATTCACACTATGATCAAGCGCGGGCGGATCGCGCCGTCTACTTTATTAGCAATCTGAAACATGGCGATGGTGAGTTCGCGGGGGAGCCGTTCGGGTTGTTGCCCTGGCAGGAGCAGATCATCCGGGATGTGTTCGGGGTGATTGGGGTGGATGGCTATCGGCAGTTTCGCACCGCCTACATCGAAATCCCTAAAAAGAACGGGAAGAGCGAACTCGCCGCCGCCGTTGCCCTTTATATGCTTGTCGCCGATAGAGAGCAGAGCGCGGAGGTCTACAGCTGCGCGGGGGACATCAAGCAGGCCAAGATTGTTTTTGATGTAGCGAAGGCGATGGCGGAACAGTCCCCGGCGCTGATGAAGCGCCTGAAAATACTAGACGCCACCAACCGTATTGTGTATCCGGCACAGCGAAGCAAGTACGTGGTGCTGTCTGCGGACGCCACTACAAAATATGGCTTTAAGGTTTCATGCTGTGTTTTTGATGAGTTGTGCAACCAGCCCAATCGAAGGCTGTACGACGTAATGACAAAAGGGGCTGGGTTCTCCAGGCGACAGCCGTTGAATTTTGTTATTACCACAGCAGGCCCGGACAGGGAAAGCATTGCATTTGAGGTACATAAAAAGGCGCTGGATATCATAGATGGGAGTCGGGCAGACACTTCCTTTTATCCCGTCATATTCGCGGCTCCAGACGACGCCGACTGGACAAAGCCAGGCGTGTGGAAAGCGGCGAACCCATCCATGGGGATAACGTCCCGGCTTGAGGACTATAAAAGAGAATTCGAGGACGGCAAACACAGCCTTGCCGCCGAGATTTACTTCCGGACATTCTACCTGAATCAATGGGTAGAAGCTTCTGAAAATTCTTGGATTCCCATGGACAAGTGGGATAAATGCGCGTTCCCGGTCTCCCCAAAGAAACTTGAGGGGCGCGTCTGCTATGGCGGGCTTGACCTTTCCAGCACGGGCGACCTTTCTTCTTTCGTGCTGGTATTTTCGCCGCTGGAGGGCGAGGTCAAGTATCAGGTGCTGCCGTTCTTCTGGATTGCAAAAGACCGTTTGAAAGAGCGCATCGCCCGTGACCATGTGCCATATGACATCTGGGAACGCGAGGAAATCCTGTTCACAACAACGGGCGATGTAATTCACTATGCGCATATCGAGCAGTTTATCAAAGCGCAGGGCGAACGGTACAAAATCAAAGAAATTGCTTTCGACCGTTGGGGCGCGGACTACATAGCGCAGAACCTCAATGAAGCTGGATTTACCGTGGTGAGGTTCGGGCAGGGCTATGGCTCCATGTCCCCCGCGTGCAGTGATTTTGAGCGCCTTATGCGAGCGCAGGAAATTGCACACGGAGGCAATAAGGCACTGCGGTGGATGGCGAAGAATGTGATTGTGAAGATAGACGCGGCTGGCAATATCAAGCCGGACAAGGGAAAATCGCCTGAAAAGATTGACGGCATTGTAGCAATGCTCATGGCGCTTTCTCGCGCCGTGATCGGCGGCGCCGTTGACCGAAAAGAGAGTGTCTATAACAGAAGGGGGATGTTCATGATTGGCGGCTAAACCAAGACTGTTTTCCAGGCCAAGGGACAAACCCGTGAAAAACCGTTCCGGCGGAAACAACCTTTTTTCCTTTGGTCATACCGAAGCCGGTATAACCGTAAATGAGCGGACGGCCATGCAACTGGGTGCGGTGTATGCCTGCGTGCGCGTAATCAGCGAATCTCTGGCGAGCCTGCCGCTGCACGTGTACAATATACAGCTGGACGGTGACCGGCACAAGGCGGAAGATCATCCGCTTTATCGGCTTCTGCACGATGAGCCAAACCCGGAGATGACCTCGATTCTGTTCCGCGAAACCCTTATGGGTCACTTGCTAATTTGGGGCAATGCGTATGCACAGATTGTCAGGAATGGGTATGGCGATGTCACAGCGCTCTACCCTCTGCTGCCAAGCGGGATGGACGTGAGCCGCACTTCATCCGGCAGATTGGTATACACATACTGGCGGAATAAGGATGAAGCCGGGAACGGCAAGCGTGACGGCGAAATTGTGCTCTCTGCGGACGAGGTGTTGCACATCCCCGGCCTTAGCTTTGACGGCCTGATCGGCTACAGCCCGATTGCCATGGCAAAGAACTCCATCGGCATGGGAATTGCAGCAGAACGATTCGGCTCCAGTTTCTTCGCCAACGGCGCAACGCCCGCTGGCGTACTTGAGCATCCGGATGTGCTGAAAGACCCCGAGAAACTAAGTGAAAGTTGGAGTGCGGCCTATGGCGGGGCGCACAACGCTGGCAAGGTAGCCGTACTGGAAGAGGGGATGAAGTATCACCCGATTAGTATTCCGCCTGAGCAAGCGCAGTTCCTCGAAACTGCACGGCAGCCGACTTCTACAGCGGGCTCGAAATGGACGACAAAACCTTCTATGAG